AGACACCGAGGGCGTGGGTGATGTATTTGTCCGGAGGTGGGAACCAGTGTACGCAAAAAAACTAACAATCAACAAGGGCGTGGATAACGTGATCTTGTTTGAATTTATTAACCAAGATCAAAAGCCTGTAAACATTACTGGTAGCAATTTGATATTCAGACTAATCAACCTCCAGGGCGATGTGCAATTGCTAGAAAAAGAAATGGTCATACTTAATGCACCATTTGGAAGAGCCAAAGTTACGTTATCCTCGGCTGACACCACAGCGTTGCCCACAGAACCTGCCAGTTATTCAATTGACAGAACTAGTGGCAATCTGACAGAAGCAGTGTTTGTGGATGCACAAGCACAAGCACGTGCCGATGTAGACATACAAGATTCAGTACTTCCAGAATTTGTACCTAGCCATACTGTAACAGTACCTACCATATACGGGCCTGAAGTCTACATCAATCCTGTGTATGCTGGCAATTATCCAGACTGGGCCCTGAATCCACCCCCAGTGGGCAACGTACAACCCAATCCTGAACGTTATTCAAGTTTTATTCCCACAACCGGTGCTAGTTTGACCACGTTCCAGTTGACCATGGACCACTATACTGGCAACATCAAAGCACAGGCAGCCGAAAATTACGAAAGCATCTGGTACGACGTCAGCAACATAACTGTATACTTGAATAAAACAGGTTGTGAATATATCAACGTGCTAGGGTATCATCCGCTGTTACGACTGGCACTCAACAGTTATTCGGGTGCAGAAATTGTGGGTCCTGCTACAGCCAATGCCCAGGCGGCCAATGGGGTGATCACAGGTATTACAGTGACTAATTCAGGTAACGGATATCTTGCACCGCCCAGAGTTACTATTGTTGGACTAGGTGCTGGTGCTGTGGCCGAAGCAGAAATTACAGGTGGCCAGGTCAGTGCCATAAATGTTATTGATGGAGGTCAAGGCTACACACCCTCGCCAGCACAACCCACTGTGCCTGCGCAAATTCTTATCACGACAGGAGCGGTTGTAGACATAATTTGTAGATGACATTTAAAAAAATTATAGGATTTGGTGACTCATGGATGTACGGAGATGAGTTATTGGATCCTGAGTTAATAAAACAACATTCGGATGCACACACTTGCTGGTCTCAAAACGACACCTATCGAAACAGTCATAATTTTTTAGGACTATTGGGCCAACATTATAATGTACCTATAGAAAATTTTGGTATTGCTGGCGGGTCAATGCAAAGTTCAATCTGGACTTTTCAATGGTGGTTGGAACATGAACCTAATCCGCAAGATTGCTTAGTACTTGCAGGGCATACCGATTCTGACAGATTGAGTTTCTACAATCCTAATCACGCACACTATTCCAACGATCCTCCCTGGAACAAATTTGTACATTCAACTTGGGTTCAATACGGATCCAGTGTAGTTCCAGAAGATTTTAGAAACATGGTCAAACAGCAGTTGGTACTGACCAATTGTCCAGAATTGGCTAGACTCAATCACATGCAAACTCTGATGTTTTTTGATGGAGTGGCTGCTAGAAAACGCATACCAATGATGCAGTTCCACATCATGCCGGCTGATAACCAATTGGATCTTCCAACAGAGATTTGGCCGGGCTTTTCGACCACCATGTGGTTTCGTGATCACCCAGGTAACCAAAAGCGAGAACTGATCATGCCCGGAGGCCATCCTAACGAAATTGGGCATCAAATGATCACTGACAAGTTGATTTCTACCATAGATTCTGCTACAATGTAGCAATGCTTGATATACTACAATATTTGCCTGCGAAACGAAAACCCAGTCCCCAAGGCTGGCTGAGTTTTAATGCAGTATGTTGTACTCACAACGGTAACTCACAAGACAAACGTGGTCGTGGTGGTATCAAGGCAACTGAACAAGGCTGGAGTTATCACTGTTTCAACTGCTCATACACAGCCAGTTTTGTACTAGGACGTACAGTTAGTTTCAAGGCACGTAGATTGTTGAGTTGGATGGGTGTACCTGATAACGAAATTGAAATGCTCAATCTTGAAAGCCTGCGCCATCGTAGCATACATGGTATCCTTGAAGATAGACAACGAGTAATTAACACTCTTAGCAGTATAGAGTTCGACGAGCAGGACGACTTCCCTCCATTTTCAGAAGTGGTCACACACGAACATCCTTACTATTGGAATTATATTCAACAACGTGGTGTGCCTGCGGATTTTCCTATAATGACTGCTATCAAGAATGATGGAGTCCATTGGGTTAGACCTTTTGTGTTGGTTCCGTTCACATATGACAATCGAGTAGTAGGGTGGACTGCTAGATTTTTAGACAACAAAGCACCCAAATATATCAATCATTCGCAACCAGGCTATGTGTTTGGTACAGATCTACAACATGCTGACTGGCAACATGTGCTTGTGATGGAAGGCATCTTTGATGCACTTTCAATTGGTGGGCTTGCTGTCATGCACAACACCATCAGTGATGCACAAGCAAGGCTGATTCGTAGTCTTGGTCGTGAAGTAACTGTGGTACCAGATCAAGACCGTGCTGGATTAGAACTGATTGACCGTGCTGTGGAACTGGGCTGGGCTGTGAGCATACCTGAGTGGCCAGAAGGTTGCAAAGATGTCAACGACGCTGTGATAAAACTAGGCCGACTGGGCACCTTGCTAACTATTATGGCAGCGAGAGAAACCAGCCGAATCAAAATAGAACTAAGAAAGAAACAACTTGTCAAAAAAGTATCGTAATCTTTGGGTATTTGGTGATAGTTTTACTACTCCTTATGTGTGCGTTGATCCTGAATTTAGTTTTTGGATGAGCACAGCAAGAATTTTAAATGTTGACACAGTCTACAACTATTCGTGGAGGGCAAATAGTTTTGATAGTATAGTACACAATTTGTCAAGTGAAAGCGAACAATATAATTGGCAGGAAGATTTTTTCTTAATTGGCGTTCCACCATTGGTTAGAATGACAGTACTAAGTAAAGATACTAGTAAATCATATTATCGAAGAGTTTTTAATATTGAATCAAAAGAAATTGATCAAGAGCAAATACTTTGTCACCATGGATTAGATAATATTCGTTTTGCTAATGATCCTGTTTCGATAAAATTTGAAGATCCAACCTGGACACAAACTCAAGCATGCCAAACTATTTTTTTACTCAACTGTTGGCTAGATTCAAAACAAGCCAATTACCTTATAGTTAATCTATCAAAAGATTTTATGTTTGATCGTCCGGCCAATGGAGTTTTTTTGCAAAATCAATGTTTTAATCATGATAGAAATATTTTACATGGAGATACTTATTACAATCTAAACTTGAATAAGAACCCACCATTGGATTTTGATGCATATGGATGGGGCGGACATCATGGCCCTGTTGGAAATCAATATTTTTTTAATGAAGGCATTGTGCCTAGATTAAAAAATAACAATTTAATTTAAAAATGAAATAAGGAAGAAACAACTTGTTAAAAGACTACGGACTTGATGTCCAACGATTATTCTTAGAGATGATATTAGAAGACGCTGCCAGTTATGTGCGTGTTCAGAATATCTATAACCCACAAAACTTTGACAAAAGTTTAAGGTCCGCGGCTGAATTCATCAAAGAACACACAGACAAGCATAAGACCATGCCTGACAGAATGCAGATCTCTGCTACCACAGGAATCAAACTCGCACCTGTACCAGAATTGAATCAAGGGCACTATGATTGGTTTATGCAAGAGTTTGAAGGCTTTACTCGTAGACAAGAATTAGAACGTGCAATTTTAAAGTCAGCAGACTTGTTAGAAAAGGGCGAGTTTGAACCTGTTGAAAAACTTATCAAAGATGCAGTACAGATATCACTAACCAAGGACATGGGCACTGATTATTTTGCTGATCCTAAGGCTCGGATTGAGAAATACTTTAACTCAGGCGGCCAAGTTTCAACAGGATGGACGCAACTGGACAGATTGTTGTATGGCGGATTCAGTCGTGGTGAACTAAACATCTTTGCCGGAGGATCTGGTTCAGGAAAATCATTGGTGATGATGAACATAGCATTGAACTGGTTGCAACAAGGACTGTCAGGAGTTTACATTACACTGGAACTGAGTGAAGAACTCACAAGTTTGCGAACAGATGCTATGTTAACAAACATGAGTACCAAAGACATCAGACGTGACATGGACACAACAGAACTCAAGGTCAAACTTGTGGCCAAAAAGTCTGGTAACTATCAAGTCAAGGGCTTGCCGGCACAAAGCAACATCAATGATATTCGTGCTTATTTGAAAGAGTATCAAATTCAAACAGGCAAGAAGGTAGACTTTGTGATGATCGATTACTTGGACTTGCTAATGCCAGTTAGTGCTAAAGTTAGTCCTAATGACTTGTTTGTTAAGGACAAGTATGTGAGTGAGGAACTACGAAACTTGGCCAAAGAACTAGCGGTACTAATGGTCACTGCAAGTCAGTTGAATAGATCAGCCGTGGAAGAAGTTGAATTTGATCACAGTCATATTTCGGGTGGCATCAGTAAAATTAACACAGCAGATAATGTGTTTGGTATCTTTACAAGTCGTGCAATGAAAGAGCGTGGCAAGTATCAAATACAATGTATGAAGAGTCGTAGTAGCACTGGTGTTGGACAAAAGATTGATTTGGAATACAACATTGAAACCATGCGTATCACAGATGAAGGCGGCGACGAAAAAGACAACTTCCGCGGTGGTGCTAAGTCCAGCATTATGGATTCAATCAAGGCCAAAAGTCAAATCAAGACTGACGAAGACGGAGTCATTGATGATACCGGACCTGAAAAATGGAAACGACCCGAAGGAATATCAGCCTGGGAAAAACCACCACAAGAAAGTTCTAAAGTATCAGCAGATGTACAAAGTGCAAAACTCAAACAGTTATTGGGACAAATAAAGACGTCATCATGATATTATTAGATTTTGATGCAGGTAGTCACGGACATTTTTTAGAGTATGTGATTAATACTTGGGTATTTAAAGGTCCTAGATTAAAAGAAGTTTTTACCAATATTGGAGCAAGCCATTTAACACGTCGAGATGACGAATACATGGCAAAAAAAGTAGTCACTGCAAATCACTATAGCGAATATACTATATCACAAGAAACTCCGCACAAGGTTATTCGTATTACCATCAATCAGGATTGGGCAAATTGGATATATCAAATTAATATATTGGCCCGAGGAGGAAATATTTCTTTAGGAAAAAAACTTCCAAACATTCCAGCAAGCATACGAGCCAATCCTAATACATTGAGACAAGCATTCTATGCCAAGTTTAATATGCTTGATGGATACAGTGATATAAAAATGCCGTGGCCCAAACCCTTACCAGGAACAAATTGGCTCTGGCAAGATGTTCCAAGTTTTGGTTTTCCAATGGAAAGTTTGTTTGATTTAACAGAATTTTATAATAAACTTTATCAATTGGCTGATTTTTTAGAAACAACATTTGTACCAGATCAAGAATTAAGTAATCTATTAACAGAATTTTTGGACAAAAACCAAGGATGGCAATACTACATAAAAAGTAAACAATTAGTTCATAGTGCGTTAACAGGAGGACAACCTGTTAAATTTGACAGTGACGAAATATTGCAGGCGTTTATAAACAGTATCATAACAAAATCTACCAAGATGACTGACGGTAAATTATTTAAAGATAATGAGTACCCAACTGACACCAATGAACTATGGAACGCTATAGATCATTATCTAAAAAACACCATTCAATGACGCCATTTAATGAAATTAAGCATGTGCATTTAGAAATTTCTAGTTTGTGCAATGCCGCGTGTCCATTATGTCCTAGAAACTTTTACGGATATCCTTATAACGATGGGTATATTGAACACAATATGACTCTGACTGAAGCAAAGCAAATATTCCAACCTGAGTTTGTGCAACAACTTGATGAACTACTTATAAACGGAAATTTTGGCGATGCTGTAATGAACCCTGAGACTATAGAAATTGTTGAGTACTTAAGATCTTGTTCTAACAAATTGGCAATCTCAATGAGTACCAATGCGGGCGCAAGAAATCAACAGTATTGGGAAAGATTGGCGGTGCTCGGAGTCAAGGTAATGTTTTGTATTGACGGAATAGAAGATACTCACAGTCTATATAGACAGAACACCCTGTATTCAACTGTGATAAAAAATGCTAAAATTTTTATAGAGGCAGGCGGGCATGCAGTATGGAAAATGATTAATTTTGAACATAATCAGCATCAGCAATCAACTGCACAAGCACTTAGTCAACAGTTGGGATTTAAGCAATTTCGACTTGATGACCATGGAAGAAATCAAGCACCAGTATTTGACCAAGATCAACAACTTACTCATACCATTGGCAATCCTACGGTTATTAAATTTGATCAGTTATGGAAATCTCGCACTCAGGACAAAGTTTTATTAGAAGATATTGTTACAGGAAGAGATCCGAAACAGATTCAGTGCAAAGTTAAAAAACAAAAATCAATCTATATTTCCAGCACTGGAGATGTATACCCTTGTTGTTTCCTGGGATTTAATCCAAAAACTTACGGGCACGGAAATTATCACGAAGCCGCAAATGCACAATTTCAAAATTTTATACAAGAAAATAATGCACACACGCACAGTATAGAACATTGTATTGCATGGTTCAATTCAATTGAAAAAACCTGGTCAATTCCTACATTTGAAGCAGGACGACTAGTTATTTGTAATGATGTATGCGGGTCAGAATCAAATAAATAACTCAAAGGTCACTGACTCAATGCAAAAACGCACCCGTAGTTTGTTAGAAGAATTAGACTCAATGTATGTTGAGCGTGAGCGCCATCTGGTAATAGAGAGTCGTGCTAGTAATGTAATAGCCAGTGCTATCAATCTGCTGGAGCAAATTGACGCCGCTTTTCCGCCCGAGCAAGCAGAAAATCTAACCCGTAAATTACTCAATGCTATTCGCACTAGAGATGCTGGCCGTTTTGAAAGAACAGTGAGACGTACACATGCAGATTCATGAATTAACACGAAAACAACTAAATGAAGTTGATCTAGCCGGACAGGGCGGGCTTTGGTCCGGAATCAAGTCTGCTGCCAAAGCCATAGTACAACCCGGCGGCGTCAAGGATGCATTTAGAACAGTGGCTCCTGGTGCTAATCAAGGACTTGGTAGTACGGCGGCATTAACAACCAGTGATTTTGCCCAGCGTATGCAGGCAGTCAAAAACAGTGCCGCCACAAAACAAGTGGCTGCTAACCTACAAAAGCAATGGAATCAGATCAGCAAGACTCTTCCAGCAACACCAGCAACAACACCAGCAACAACACCAGCATCGACCTCGACGGCAAATTTAAGTACTAGTCAATCACGGTTGGCCAACAAAGCAGCCGCCTATAAAGCCACTCGCAGAGAGAGTGTGCAACTTGACGAAACGGCATCGCTAGATCAATTGACAGATTGGTATAAACAATCTGTTATTCCAAAGTCAATGGCTGCCGCAGCCGCAAAATATCTAGCAAATCCTAATATTCAAACTGCTCTTAAAAATATTGTGGCCACTGCTAGTAACCCTGACAAACAGTTAACAGCCTTTGTAGATCTTGTGGCAGCCACAAGTGCTGAGAGTCAACAACTATCGGCCGAAAATCCTCAAGCAGCCACGGGCGGTGCTCCTAAAGCAACTAAAACTGTAGCCAGTGGTACAAACGTAGCAAAAACAAATATATCAAAAACAGCCGGAATAACCTCGTCACAGATAGCCGCGATAGAAAAAATAATGGGCGGACTACCTCCAGTCGCTAGTAGTGACCCTAATACAATAGCCTATCTTAAAGCACTAGGATTTGAAGTACGATGAAATTATTCGAAGGTGGAAATGTATTCAAAGATGCTGATGGCAAGCCACTCACACAACGCATCAATCAAACAGACGTGCCCAGCACAGTGACCTGGCTGGAGCAACTCACTGGGCTGGAATTTCCACGTGATCGTTGGTTAGGATCAACCGGAAAAGCACCCACATCGGGTGACTTGGATCTAGCAGTTGATGCTAGTGAGATCTCTAAAGAACAGTTGGCCGCCAAATTAGAAGCCTGGGCCAAGACTCATGGCGAGGATCCTAAATTGTGGGTTAAAAAATCAGGTGAGGTACACTTTCGTACTCCTATTACAGGCAGACCTGATCTTGGCTTTGTGCAAACAGACTTTATGTTTTTCCCTAACTTGGATTGGGGCACATTTTATTACAATCAAACATTTCCAAGTGCTTACAAAGGCATGCACCGTGCTGTGCTAATGAGTAGCATAGCCAAGCAACTGGGACTGAAAATAGGTGCCAATGGTATGTTCAGCCGTGCCACAAATGAACTTGTGAGTCAGGATCCAGACTATGTGGCCAAGGCCATCTTAGGCTCAAAAGCCACTAGAGCGGATCTAGGCAATGTAGAAAGCATTTACTCATTCCTGGCTCGAAACAAAGATCGCGATACTAAACTCCGAGACTTCCGTGAGTACCTGGCCAAAGAAGGACTCAAGGAACCCACACAATTGGAAGAAAGCGGCGACGTTTACTTTCTGGCACGCCTGCGCGACAGGATTATAAATCAAGGTATGTATGCTCTAGTAGAGGCAGCCACACCTGCTGCCGCGCCAGCACCTGTAGGTGGTAAGGCCAAGGGCATTGAGCACCTGGAAGACTATGTGTTTAGAAATGGCACAGCCGGTGTCAAAACAGCCCTGGCCATTG